GCCGCTCTTCTGCCGCTGGAGCTCGGCCGCGAGGATGTTAATCCCACCGCCGGGAAACTCCGGATCCGCGCAGAGCAGCGCGAGGCATTCGCAGTCGAGCAGGTGGTTGTCGGTTCGGATCTGCACCATCATTCTATACCCTTGGATATGATCCGGCGGCCTCTGGGACGAGATGGAGATTTCAGATGTTCCATTAGCATCGAAAAGCTGGGAACCCATTCCGGGTCCACACACGCCGAAGCGTATACCTCGCAGTCCAGAAGATGGTTATCACGACGGATTTGCTTCCATTCTGTCTTACCTTTATGGGTACGGCGCTTTTCTTCCGAAAGGATCTGTTTCGCGTAGTCCATACCGGCTTCAGAGTGTAGATAAAATCTCTGCGTCTCTGGTTCTTTTTCGTTTTCAGCGTCTGCTTCCTGGCGACCCAGACGCCAGTGGAGAACGTCTTTGAACTGGCTTGTATCGAGCAGACGAAGTTCCAGGCCGCCGGGAATAGGTTTGCTGCTGCGGGGCATTTTATCGATAACAGAGAGCTGAACTTTTTTGATCTGGAAGCGGGATCCACCCTTAATACCATACACGACTTTCCGATTGTTTTTCCGGAGCCATTCATACGCCTCTTCCGTCCGTGACCATTCGTCGGCATCCACGATTCCACCTCCGGTATCCAGGGCAGCTCGCCAGATACCTTTTGTCTTATCCGTTCCCTGTATCTGATATCGCGTGTCAAACACAAGGGCTTCGATGTCGGACCATGAGGCCAGATACCCATATTGTATGAGCCATGATGTTCTATCGGCGGCCCACGCCCGCACGACAAACCAGAATCCATGTTTCTGCATGTCGATTCCGCATGTCAGGGCTATGGCTTCGGGCGGGACTATGCCGGGAGGGATATCCGTGCGGTGTTCGAGTATACCGCTTTCCTCTTTAGGGTCGATTATTTCTTTCCACTCTTCAGCTTTATGCTGGGTGACGAACATCATGAATTTGGCCAGGTCATCCTTGCCCTGAAGAAAGTCAGCGGCAACCGCCGACAGGGAGATGAACGGAGAGTACCAGGATGGCAGATGAAATCCGACCGTTTCAGGGCGATAAACTTCGGTCTCCGATTGCCAGAGACCGTTTCTGACCGCGTAATCACGCATATGGTCGTCCCATAATTCTCCGCATTCCACGCATTCGTAGTTCGCCAGTCTTCTTCTCTTAATGCGTCTGGGATCCCGTTCGGTCTCAGGCCAGACGATCTGACTGAATTCCATTTTCTGGAGGGCGCCGCAAAAAGGGCATTTCGCGTAATAATGACGTATCTCGTCCGCTTCGTCGGTCAGGGCTTTGGTTATTGTGCTCGGTTCGCTGGCTGGCGTCGAAAGGTACAAGATTTTTTTCGTATGAGGATAGGCGTTCGTCCGGATTTTTCCCAAGGAAATGGGGTCGGCTTCACGCCCGGTGAATTCGGGATATTTATCGGTCTCATCAAAAAAAAGGTATCTGGCAGATTCCGATGCAAGCTCGGCCGCCGATGTGGCCCATACCGGCATTAGATCCATCCCATTTAAGAAATGAATTCCCTGTACGCTAGTGTCGTCAGACCTGGGACTCAACAGCCGTGTGATTCTGGGGGTTTCGCGGAACATTGGTATTAACCGCCGTTTTGTAATGCGTTTTGTGGTTTTTTCGTCCGGCATCACATACATGCCCGGACCGGGATCCTGATCCACAGAGAAGCAGAGACAGTTGAACGCTATCTGCGTTTTCCCAATTTGAGGCGCGAAACACAAAATGATGGTTCTGATCCATGGAATGTTCCAACAATCCATCGGCTCTGTCAAATAGGGAGTGGTCTCATTCTGCCATTTCCCGGGTTTCGGGCCGTTCGTGACAACACGATATTTTTCTGCCCACTGTGAGACCGTCAGGTTTTCTTTTTCCTCAACGACATGACGTTCGGCGGCGGTGAATTGTATGGATCGAGGCGGTGTGATGTTCTGGTTCGAAATATTCAACCCTATTCTTCTTCCTTTTCCATTTCGTTATTCCCGATTTTGGAATTCGGGATGATAAAATCTTTTTTTTCAGCGTACCGGGCCAGCCAGGAGCGAAACTTGACGAGTAGAAATTCTATCAGATCAACAGTCTTGGCGGAATTGCCCTCCACACATTGAATGATTTCGCCGGACGAGGAGCGGGCGAAGTTTTCCATATCAGACTTTAGAATGGTTATTCTGGCGGCCAAATCCTGTTCATATTGCACGTATTCCACATAGAGGCCGCGCGCTATTTTCGTTTTGAGAGTCCAATGCTCGGCCTGCGCCATAGCTCTCTGGGTTTCGGCGATTAGCCTGTCCCGCTGCAACTCTTCCAGATGATCATCTTCGGAAGAGGATAGTTTGGACAGCGGATGTTTTATGTAGCTCTCTACGGCCGATTCCAGGATAGTGCCATCGGATTCGATTTTCAAAAGCCCTTTTTTACAATCTTTATATAGTTTGCTTCGATGTATTTTTAGACCCCTACCCTGAAGATGACGTAACACTTCCATGCGATTTTGGAACAAAGGCTCTTTTGCTATGGTGGCTGCTGCCAGCATTTTCGATGCCCGGTCAAGGGCAAGCAGATTTGCCGGGGTGGGATCAGTAATTACTGCGCGCCTGGCGGCCTCTTTCGCGGCTAATAGGGTTCCAAGGTCTGCTCCCTCGGATTCTTTAATCAGTTTCTGGAGTTCTTTATCGCCCATACTTTTCCATCCACTCTTTCGGGACATTGGTCAATAGATAATCAGCAAAGAGATCATAAAAAAATTTTTCTATTTCTTTTTTCATGATCTGTCCTTCAAAATTTCAAACGCTTTGAATTTTCGCCGCCAGATACTGACCGTTGCCTCACTGCACTTGATTTTCTCGGCGATTTCCTTGGTCGGGCGATTCATCGATATAAAAAGACCGAGGATGATTATTACCTTGGCTTCCAGATGACATCCCGATAGAAACGTGCCGGTCATCGACGTAAATGTGCTACCACACGATGGGCATATTACACGTCGACCATTCAGCAGACGCTGAACATGTTTTTGCGGAGCTTCTATATTACAATATGGACAGTGCAGCCCCGATGGATGCAGCTGTGATACTATCCATTCCCGACAAATGCTTTCATCTAAAAAATCAGGCCCAAACGTATGTAGGATATCAAGCGGGGAAAAATTGTTGATATTTATTTTAGTAAGTTTTTCCATATTATCTTCTCCTCGGGATGTGCCAGGATATAGTCGGTGACCGCCGGGACCTGGAACACCAGGTGCGCGATCCGCCCACCGACATATTTCCCGTTCCGAACCAGCGCCAACCGGTTCGGTGTGTTGATTATGGTAACGCCGGGATTGTTTTTCAGAAGCTCGGCCAGTTCGATAACCGCCGGATCGAGTGAGCCTGTAACTGCGTTTTCCGGAGCGGTTTGTTCGACGGAGATCTCCCGCGGCCGGGATTCGCTCTTTTTATCCGGCGGACGCTCCACATCATATGTCAGTCCCGGCGGTAGCCCCGCTTTTATCCACTTGTCAAGGTCTATCCCCAACTCGTAGGCTTCTCCGGGATCCTTCCCGTCCGGGACCGGCCATCGATCATGGTTGTCGAAGTGTTTTTGCCACCATTCTTGAGCATCAACACCAGCCTTATCAAAGTCGAGCGCGTTGAGGATCTGCACTGATTGACTGAGTCGGGCATACGTCGCGGCATCCGGTTTCCCGTGCGATGTCCCGACAGCTACGGCGCCGGCGAGAGCGTTGCTGCCGGCCACCGCGATCGCATCAAGTTCAGACTCGACGATGACGACCGCCCGGCGGCCGGGCTCGATGTGCATGGTGTGCGCCGAGGAGCCGGGGATTACATAATATCGGGGCTCTCCCTCTGGCCGACGGATACGGATTCGACAGACAACGCCGTCAATAAAGGCCGGGATGATCAGGCCCTGGGGGATCCATAACGCGCGGGGACGGCCGTTTTCTTTTCTTATTTCCGGAAGGCCCCAGGCGCTACGGGCGCGGTAGAGATCCCTGCCTTTTTCTCCGGGGTTCCATCCGAGACGATATTTCTGAACAGCATTCAAGTCGATTCCCCGACCGGCGAGCCAGGCGAGGGCTTCAAGGTTTGATAAGAGGTGTTCATGAGCCCAGGCGACAAGTTTCTCGGCGTTTGCTTTCCAGGGATCTTCCGGGAGCTGGTGCTCGGCGGGTGTAAATGTCGGGGCGGCCGCCCTGGGTTGTTTTGGCCCCATGTGCGACGGACGATCGCCGGCGGGCAGGTGAAGATAATCACAGGCTGCCTGAAAGCTCATTCCTTCAAAGTCCCGCAGAAACTGGATCGCATCACCCTTTTTATCGCATCCACGGCACCAGTACGATCCCTGCCCCTGGTTCTGGTCCGGCCAAACGTGAAAGCGGTCACTGCCGCCGCAGCCGGGGCAGGGCCCTTGCCATTCACCGCCCCGTGTATTCGAGACCTTCCGGAGCTTCACTTTTTTCTGTGCCAGATCAAAAACGTTCATTATTTATTAGCCTCTTTTTTATTCAAAGACCCTTGTAGACTCTTTTTTAAACCCTCCAGATATTGGGTTAATTTTCTTTTTCTTTTTTCTTTTTTTTATTTATTTAATATCATTACATTTATTTAATTTTATAGTATTAATAATACCTCTCCATAATGACCCTTATAGATACTTGGATAGTTGCGTATATATTTATACGCATGGACTTTTTATAAACTCGCAATGGTAAAAAAGGTGCAAAAAGGGTCTAACCCTCCCTTGACCACAAAAATCAACCCAGGTATCGACAGCTATCCGCGAACAATTCTGGCGTGTTACAGTTACCACGCGCGCGAAGCTGCCAGCATAAAGGGTCACCATTTTGCGACGCACTTGGGGCCCTTTGTCGATAGTTGGATACTTTTTTATGGTTTTTCTCTTTAATGTATTTTTATTATGCATAGTCATACTTTCCCTTGATAAGTCTCTCAACCGGCCCCGTTATCCAGTTCAATTCCGATATAATACACACACCCGCCGGTGCGGGTCTTCTCATACTTCTGGCTGAGCTGCTTTCCGAACCAGGTTCCGGAGGGATGCTTCTCTCCTATGTTTTCGTGATACCAGGCAGTAAAGCGGTTATACAGCGTCGACGATTTACCCTTCGCGCCCGGCTCGCGGATGCAGCATGAATCGATAAAGTCTGCCAGGAGATCCTCGTTGCGGCGGTACTGCTCGGTCGCGTCGGTCACCTTGCGTGGCGGATTCAGCCCATGCCTCTGCCACCCCAGACACCCGCGGACCAGCCAGGCGAGGATCCCGGGCGCTTCTTTTAATACCTGCCGGTCGAGATCGATGATCGCCCGGCGCTCGGATTCGTCCCGGGGATCCCGGTTCACAAACGACAGTGTAAACGGTATAAGGTGCAGCCGCTCCCAGAATGCCTTGTCATTCGGCGGGGCCTGCGGCTGGGAATTCGTCATAAGGAATAATTTATGGGTCGGTGGAAAATGTGATGGATATTTATCGTGAGGGTTCCGCCCGACGAGCTCGTCCTTGCCGGTGAGCCATTTAACCTTCGAGGCGGAAAACTTCTGTCCCTCGTCGGTCTCACTGGCGAAGGCAAAGCGAAGACCTTTGAGGCTCATAATGTCAGGAGAGGGGCCCGAGGAGGACTTCGCGTATCTCGACGACAGGAGCATTTCCGACGGAATAGATCCTGCGAGGGAACCCATTACATAACTGACGGTTTCAACAATCAGGGATCTGCCGTTCCACCCCCCCTTTCCGTAGAGGACCGGGAAGACCTTTTCGTGCACCAGGCCGGTAATGGCGTATCCGAACAATCGCTGGACATAGTCCACCACGTCCTGGTCTCCGCTGAATATCTCCAGGATCTTCTCCTGCCAGAGCGGAGCAGGGGCATTGATGCCACGGAAATCAACCGGACTGGCCAGAGATAGAAAATCGCTGGGGCGGCCGTCGAGTAGTTTGCCGCGCTCAAGATCCACAACGCCGTTCCCGCACGGGAAAAGCATGGGTTTTTGATCAAACTCGTCGCCCGTGATAGCCAGGGGATCCTCGATGGTATGTGAAAACGTCAGACAGGTGTTTCGTCGGCGGTCGTCGCGGAGTTTGCTGGCACGGTTCAGGAGATCCCGCTGTTTCTTCTGCATCTTTTTGATCTTCGCCTGGTTCTCTTCGCCGTCATCACCCACAAGCCCGGCGATCCGGCCCGAGACTGCCTTATATTCATCGAGGTATTGTTGGACAACCATCTCTACGGCTGCCAAGGCACGGCCCATGACATCACGCTTCCAGTGATGGCCGGTCCACTCGAACCATTCCTGGGTATTCTTACAATAAAGGAACCGGTCACGGAATAGAGTCGCGTACATCGTACCGTCGCCCAGGGCATTCGCGAACAGGCAGTCGTCGATAAACTGACTTGTTATCGCAGGAGCTTCTTCCGCCGGCGACTTCATCTCCGCCTCTTTATCAAGACGATCCTGCACCTTCCGCCTGATCTCGTCGTCTTCGCTCGAATCCGGCGCGATCTCATCAGCAACATGGGCAACGCTGTCTTGAACATCTTTTCTGGTTTCTTCAATCTCATTCGTCATCTTTTAGTGTCATCCCAAAAAAACAATATTCTTAAGAGGTTCCGTTTTTCTCAACTCCTTTTCTTTTAAAAAGTAGAGAGATCCCGAGCTGACCGTAACCGCATAAGAACCAAGGCTCCCAAAGGACCCATAACCGTCGGTGAGAGCTATTGATACCTGTATTGAATTCTGTGTTGGGGTACGGGGTAGGAATAGAGAAAAACACCGATGTTGTTTTTCTTGTTGAATTCATTACAGGTAGCACCATGTCATACTCCGGTTGAGTTAGATTGTTGTGAATTAGTTATCGGTTGATTTTCTTCCGCCTGCAGGCGATCAAGAGCGGCCGCGATCAATGCTCCAGCCCGGACGAGATCCTGTTTTGGATCTTTGGGTTTCCACCAACCATCCCACCCGAGTGGCCAGAGGCGATGAATAATGTCGAAACCCATACCGACATCGGGACTTGTTGAGTGTATCATGCTCAGGGCATAGCAGACACCGGCGCAGGCCAACTCTTCTGCGGTACACTGTTCATCATGCTTGACATCAAAACCCTCCTCGTCAATCTGGCGGCGGCGTTCATGGGCGATCAGGCCAGCGCCACCGGCGAGCCGGCTAGCCAATAAAGCGTTCTCGGCTCTTAGCCTATCCAGTTCCGCATACAAAGGAGGCTGGGGTTGTTTGTTTATATCTGTATTAAGTGACATAGTAACCTCTATTCCGGTATCCGTTTGAGTCTCTGTAGGTTTTTGATGACGGCTTCTTCGTGGTTCGGATCGCACGCCATACTGATTTCACTGACTGGCACGGCAAATCGCGGCGAGCGTTCTTCTTCGATAACAAAGCGCAGGGTGCTGAACATCCTTCCGCGGATCCTCACCGGCTTGCCGGGCAAAACCTTCATTCGATGTCTCGGTTTAGTCGCCGAGCCGTTGTCTTTTGCTTCCATTTCTGCCTCCATATCCAAAAAAGCTGTTGCTCATTATCTTTATCCCAGTGGGACATTAAGGGCGGCGGCCATTTCCTCCAGCGTCAGGTCACTGTTGACCATTCTGGCGAATGCTTTGCGTTCGCGCCTTCGCTTGCATCGTTCCTCGTATGCTAATCGCCTGGCATTCTTTTTTGAGCCATTGCGCCCCTTGAGCTTACCCATATAGCATGTACCTGATATCGCTAAATAAACCGACCTTCATATTTGCCCTGTATGCCACTTTCTCGTGTGGACTGGTATGATGGTATAGATCAAACAGGCAAAGGAGACTGTTCAATTATATACAAAACCTGCTGCGATAGATCCCGGCGGTGAATTCGTGCAGTTTCGACGATAGAGTTATATAGCTCCAGGTCCTCACCGGCAAACTCCAGTGTGATCACCTTTCGCTCGTCGTCTCCGGATGTAGGTGTCGAGTCGATCTGCTGTTCCGTGAGTGTGAAAGCCGGCGGGTCGGCTTTGGCCACGGCGGTGTCATCGATCTGTTCCGGCGGAGAATTTGCTCCCTGATCCTGCGCTCCGGAAGTTTTACTGGATTGAGCTTTCAACGCCTTGTCCCGGAGCCGTATCCGTGCTTTCGCCAGAGCGTCCTGTATCTTCCTCTCGTCCGTCATGCCTGATTGCGCGTTGTAGCACCCCGGACACAGCCCCTTGCCAACGATAGCCACGTTCTCGCGACCGCAGTTTTTGCACGTTCCTTTTTTGTTTGCCATATCGTCACCCTCTTCGTTTTATTTGCCGGACCGAATAATCATCCACCCTGATCACCCAGGGATCCGGGATATGCCCGGTGCGTTTCGCGACCTCGATCCGCGCCAGCATAAGGGCACCCGCCGGATCCTTCGCGTGGCGGTACATGTGATGGATCTCACCCGCCGCATTGATAATGACCTCATACTTCATGATCATCCCCTCCATCGCCATCCGGACGGCAACTCATACAAACACCACTGGCCGTCCCTCCAGAAATACAATCGACCGTTAATCCACTCCTTCTGATATCCCGTCCCGTGATACGCCTGGAGAGCCTTTACCCGCCCGGCCTCAATCATAAACTCCTCACGAATCAGATCCGACAGCGAATACGGTATTCCCGGATGCTCACCCAGGGGATACAGAATCGCCGGAAAAGCCAGGACAATCAGTATCGCCAGCAGGGCTTTCATCGAAGCCACGCGTACAGATACCCGCCGCCAAAATAGAGGACAGCAAAGGCCATGACAACGTAACAGAAAACAGTCAGAATCCTGTCAGCCTTCCGCAACGACTCTTCCCATGGCTCGTTCTCGATGTATGCCTGAAATCGTCTGATCATGACCCCCCTCCTTTTTTTTTCTTACTTCCCCGCAGATGCGGCACCGATATTCCTGGCCTTTTTGTACGGTTTTCCACCTGTTGTGCCCCTTCTTACAAGGTGTTGTTTTGATGTCTCGTTCTCGCTTCTTTTTCCTTGCGGACATTTTATTTTTTGCCTCCCAAATTCAGTGTTAGCTGCTTCCGCGCGAGCATAGACGACAAGATTCTCTTTGCCATCGACGCGACGTACGGATGCCAACCATCGCTCTCGTTAATGTGTTTCCGGACCAACTGCTCCAACGCATCCTCCGCCGTTGAGATACAGACATCCCGGGTTGGATATCCGGTCCTTTTGATGCTGGGAAGATAGCTGGAAACTTGCATACCGGTGGACAAACCGCCGCAATAATAATCGATCCCGTATCTCCACAAACCCTGATGTTCTGCTATGTAAATCTGGACCCGGAAGCCTATTCCGGCGTGCACCTTTATTTTCTCAGGATTTTCGAAAATTCCATGTTCGTTCGGTTCAGTTTGTCGGGTTTCACATGCGTTCACGGTTTATCTCCCTGCGTTTTGATGGGCCTCGGCCTCTTTCAGTTCATCGCCGGTCAGCAAATAAGGATTCGGCTCATCGTCTGATTCATCCAATCGCTCTTCAAGGGCAATGATCCGGTCGCACAAAATAATACACACGGCTGCCAGATCATCCTGATCACACGGCCTCTCCAGCAATTCAGCTCGGATATCCCTTATCGAACGCTGATCGGTGTGAAAAATACTCATAGAAACACCTTCCTCATATCTCCGGCGGAACATACGTCGTTACCTGCGCGTCACACGTATAATCCGGCCGGATCGTATACTCGCCGCGGGCCTCCAGGCCCATAACCTCACACCGGGGCTCCATCTGATTCCGGTGCGAGATACACTCGGGATGATAATATTTGCACCACCGGCAATTCCGGGTCTCATTCGTCGAGCCCTTCCGGTAATGCAGATCATTCTTCTTCTGTAATTTATATTTCGGCATATCCTACATCTCCCTTACTTCCGCCCCGCAGACCGGGCAGCATAAACAGCCCGTCCCGTCATGCTCACAATCATCCTCAGGCAGCTCCTCACCGCAACCGAGGCATTCGTACATGATGTCTGCGAGCTCTATAAACATGCTGTATATCCCTTTTTTTGACCGCGATTCCGCTTTCGCCGAGGCTCGCGGCGGGCCCCAGAAAGGAGGCTCCTATGAAAAACATAATACGTCCGACGTCGTGTAAACCTTGCCCGTGACATTGTCCACCAGCCCCTTTGCGGGCTGGCGATGCGATTGGCGCCGGGGCGCCCTTACCTCACCCTCCGGATCAAAAGGAATATCAAGATTTCCCGCCAGCCAGGCATCCAGCGTCTTCACGTTATACAGCCTGGTTCTCTCGTTGCCCGCGTGAGGCAATGCCCTGGCATGAGCAACGAAAGCGGACCGAGACAAACCACAATACGCAGCCGCCTCCTCGATCCTCAACCACGGAGTCCTGACAACCTTCCCATTCTTAAGAGCAACCTCTTTCATTGACCCTTCTCCTTCAAGCTGATCCGTGTACGCAACAACGCCTCGATCGCCTCATCGATCTCCTTGATGATGCACCGCTTCTCAATGACGTTGACCTTCCCGTCCTCGAGCGACTTCGCGACAGCGCCGATCACATCCGCTGTCTCCTTCATGATTTCAGATGTCTGTTTTGATAGAGATGACAGGCCGGAAGGCCCGTTGTTTGATAGAGGGACAAAAACGCCGCCGCACTGCTGAGCGACCTTTTTTGCCACCTGGGGCGGCTTAACCGCCCGGAGCATGCCGAAAAATCCGGCAAGCGTTGGCATTGACTGATACCTGTAATTCTCGAACGTCCGCGGGGACCCTCCAACCTGATCAGCCAGATCGGCCGGAGTAAAGCCGCCGCTTTCCGCCTCCCACATCAGGAGCCGGACCATCTTTTCCGCGAATTGATCATGCGCCGGTTTCGTCATAATTTCTCCTTTCATCCGGGGAGATTATGCTCATGTTCCTCTGTACGAGGAGGAGCAACTGATTCATGGTAGACGCACGGGAAAAGAGCATCGAGGAGATCAGCATCATGCAGTTGCCTCAGTTCAGACGCCAGCTCCGCCACAACAGGCCGGAGAACCTCCGTTACCTGATTCTGCAACCGTTCGTTGGCAGTGTCGTTCAGCATAATGTTACTGATCGACGGTCGGGCCACCGGCGGATCCATCCGATCCGCCAGATCCTGAAACCTCATCCCGGCATACCCGATCAGGGCATCAACCATTTTTTTATTGACAGTTCGTTTGATTTTCTTCATATTGACCTTTGGTTAATTGCTCGAAACTAAGGACAGAGCTATGAAAACCAGCATCACAGCAATATATCCGCGTCAGGACGATGATGGGCTCGTAATGAATGTTAAGGTCACATTCTCCGTGCCGGAAGAAATGCACCGAAACAATACGGTTGAAATAACAACCTTTGTCGACAAAGGCATAAAATCATTAGACGAAATCAACCGACTGGCCCTTGATGGCGCAATTAACGTTTTAAGAAAGATAATTGACCCCCGTCCATAATGTCCCTGTAGACGGCTCTGACGATTATTGTGTGGAGATACCGTCTGAGTGTTGTTGTTATTTTTTTTATCTGGTTCATTTTGCCTCCTTGCTGGTGGTGTTACATATAGTCAACAAATCTACTCTACGGAGAGTCAATACTTGAATCAGTTAAGTCTGTCAAGAAAAAAATGAATGAATCAAGAAAAAAAATAAAACAAATATTCGATCAGCTAAAGATATCACAGGCCGAGTTTGCAAAAAAGCTGGGTATAACAGAGTCTTATGTTTCCAAAATATTCAGATCAAAAAACGATATCAAAATCAGCAAAACCTTGATTAAGTCAATATGCTATGAATTCAATATCGAGCCTGAATACTTCAATCCCTCCTCATCCAATCAGGAACCGGACATCGCCGAACCTCGACCCCAATATCAAACCAACAAATCCGCCACCCGACATGCTGATCTGCTCAATAAAACCCGCGAAATACTGGAATCTGGAACGTACTATGCCGCCGCGCTGACATCCAATATCATCGCCTTTCATGACGCCGTCGAAGGTTGCGAGACACGCAGCAGGCAGGCTGTTAAAATCGAGAAAGGGCTCCAACAGCTCAACAAAATAGAGGAGGGACTTAAACGGCTCGACAAAGTCGAGCGGGATATAGAACGCCTCAAAGTTCCACCGTCCAAAAAGCCGCGGCAGACAGGATAGCTGTACACAGACATCATCCCCTAAAATACTATGCGGGAGCATGCAAAATATTTGAACTGTTTCAGGTACTTTAGACAGGAGAACATGCCGTTGAAACGACAGAGAATCCTATATTGTGTCATTATTTTCTTGATAGGCTGCTCTGCCTCAGACATGATAACAAGAGACAATCCCTACCTCGAAAAGACTCCATATCCGGATCCTTCCGCGGCATATATAGGTGAATGGACCGCTGGCATGACCGGAGCTCTGACCTCTATTTGCATCACTGCATCAGGACGAGTCAGAATATGCTCATCCAACTCTTATTTCGGCAGCAAAGATGGATTCATATACCAGGAACAGGGAAAGACCTTTATGATCTTCGAAAGCGGAGATACGTATGAACTTACACTCGTCACGGAAGACTATATTCTCGCCCGACATTACGATAAAGACTACAAATTCTATACGGGCCGGGTGCCCCAGAATTGTCGCTCGACATTCAACCAATTCAGATTAGGCAAGGAACAACAATGAAAAAGGTTTCATTTGAAGTGCAAGGCTCAGCGCCAGAACCATATACCGTCACTTTCATCAAACGGACAGAGAATAATCTCTCCGCGTATTGCTCGTGTCCCGCAGGGGAAAACGGCCTGCACTGCAAACATCGCATTAATATCCTTATGGGCGAAACAAAAGGAATCGTAAGTGATAACCTCGGTGATGTCAGCATCGTTCAAGCGTGGGTGCCTGGGACCGATATCGAGGAAAAACTTCTAAAGGCACTCAGGCTGGAATCAGAATTTAACAGAATAAAAAAAGAGCTATCAACCGCAAAAAAGGAACTTGCTCAAGCGATGCTCGATTAACACAAACCTACAGGAGAACCCATGTACACAATCACCTCAATCGGGACCCTGATCGTCTCTATACTCGCCCTCATCCTCGCCGTGCTCGCGCTTTTGGTACCCGTCTTCATCGTGCAAATACGAAACAGGCTGATCAAGACAAACAAACAGCTCGACCAGATCATCAGCCTCATGGGCGGCACCGAACGAACCGTAACATGCCCCGGATGCGGGGGCACATTCCGGATCCCGCTGTCGCCCGGGACCGTAAAATGCCCTCACTGCGGAAAACAATATAACTCGGATATTCTCAGATAATAATGCCAGTCTACACAAAAAAAGGTCTTCACTACTGCGTCTACTATAACAACGCCAAACGGGTATGGGAACCCTTCGGCCGCGGACCAGTCGCGAAAAAAGCCGCCGAAGCCCGGGACCTCGAAATTAAGCTGCAAAAAAAAAGAGGCCAGTGGAACAACCCCGGATCCATATCATCCGTCACCTACAGCGAGCTCGCACAGACATACATGGACCACCGCAAAATCGATCTCAGCGCGAAAACCAGGCATGAGATATTCCAGATGCTCACGAGATACGTGATCTCACCGATCGGCAATAAACCTGTAAACACCATCACAATGCGTCACTGGAATAAAATCCAGGACTCCATGATTAAAAACGGTGCCGGCGCGAGAACCATCAATACATACTTCCGCTACCTGAACAAAATATTCAAATGGGGCGTCGCAAACGGCTACCTCAAGGAAAACCCCTGGAAAGACCGGGAATCTCTCCGGCAGAAAAAATACACAGTCGACCTGTTTACCGTAGACGAATTCCAGCAAGTCCTTGATGCGGCGGCGGAGCACCTCGCCTGGGCAATGGAAGTCGCATACTACACCGGCATGCGCCCTGGGCCCTCCGAACTGTTCGCTCTGACATGGGACTGTGTCGACTTCAAAAATAATCGAGTCCGGATCTACGCCACAAAAACCGACAGCTACAGATGGCAATATCTTGACCCTGGATTTGTGAGGCGGATGGAAACCCGATATCGTGAAAGTCGGCAGCGGGGCGAAACCTGCCCGCACGTATGCTCATACCGCAACCAGCCAGTAAAAAGCCTTAAAGTTGCCTGGAACGCCGCCAAAAAACGAGCCGGCGTAAAAAAACCTATGCGGCTATACGACATTCGTCACTTCTATATCACCCACGCCCTCGCCAACGGAGCCAGCATCATGGATCTGGCCGAGAGGGTAGGGCACGTCGACGCCACAATGATCATCAAAGTCTACTCCCACATGGTCGAAGAACTCAAAACCAAACAGGCATTTCAAGTCCCGAGCCTGCAATTCCAGGATGAAACAGTAGATCAAACAGTAGATATTCAAATAAAAAGGGGTCACGATTTCTCGTAACCCCTTGATTTACTGGTGGGCCGTAGGAGATTTGAACTCCTGACCAACTGATTAAAAGTCAGGGAATATAAAATACGGTAGAGCTAACCAGTTAATATTACTCAGGTGATAATTTCATAAACGTTTATATTAGCCATGATCCACAATAAAACAGTAGACAAAACAGTAGACGGCTGATGCCCCTACACCGCCAGCAGATTCTTTGATTTGAACAGTTTCTTCTCGCTATCGAACTCAAAGATATCTGACAAAACCCGGAACGGCAGGGTCTTGTCAATCGTTGCCTTCTCGCCCAGCTCCATGACAAAATCCCTTTCCTGATCGAAGAGGACGATTTCCTCGGCACCTTCCGGGATCCCGCCGCTATGCGCGATCGGCGGGATAAAATCGGCGGGCTTCTCGGTGAATCCCCAGTATCCCGGAGGCGGGTCGTCGCACGCCCAGAGGCATATAATCTCGCCCTCGGCATTCCGCACGGCGTACACGAATGGCCGGTCGGAGGCGGTTATATAGCGCCAGCGGATCGCGTAGTTACGGCCGCCGCTGGTAGACTCGTTCGAGAATCCAATCCGCGCGGTCGTGTCGGCCACATTACTGCTGTGTCCGGACAGGAAGAGATTCTGAAAGCTGTCGGTTTGGGTATATATATTGGGCGCGAAGCAATGGTCCTGCATGGCCACGCTGACATGGCCCCCTACACCAACCGACCCGCTGGCCCCGGTGGTATTCGCGACCGTCTTGAGGGCCGTTGTAATCGTTGACGGAACCCGTTCGATCCGGTCGAAATAGACCGTGCCGGCGACATCGGTATCATCGAGCCCCCCGATCAGCCGTATCTTGCAGTAGCGGGCATTTGCCGGCGGGGTGAACGTGCCTCCTTTCAGCGTCGGGCTGGTCGGGTTGGATGTCGACGAGTACAGCGCGTAGTCCGAGATATAGACCTGCGCGGCCGTGTAATACCGGATCCGCACTTGGATCTTAATACCCGCCGCGGTCGCCCAGAGCATGAAATACAGCGCGTACGTCTGGACCTCCCCGATCTCCATATAATCGCTGTCGAGCAGCCCCCCGCCGTTGCCGGCGCCGCCCGGATGCGTAAAATAAACCGCCTGCGCGCCGCTGAGAGGGCTGGTCGTTTCTATCCCGCCGGATCCGCCGGAATACAGCTCACGGCTCCAGCTATCGGGCACACCGTCGCCGTCCGAGTCGATCTCGAATGAGCCGTTCGGCGGATCGTGCTGTTTGCCGACAAGCGCGCCGTAGAGGTACTCAAAATTATCCTTGAGCTTGTCCGCGACCGGGCGAGCAAATCTTCCGGCTTCCATCTCAGCGTCTGTTATATCTCTCCATCCCATATCCTACACCGCCAGCAGATTCTTTGATTTGAACAGTTTCTTCTCGCTATCGAACTCAAATGTATCTGACAAGACACGGTACGGCAGGGTCTTGTCCTTGTGCGCCTTCTCACCCAGCTCCATGACAAAATCCCGGTTCTGATCAAACAGGACGATCTCCTCGGCGCCGGCCGGGATCCCGCTCCGGTACCCGATCGGCGGCACAAATCCGGCCGGTTTTTTGGTCAGCCCCCAGTATCCCGGAGGCGGGTCGTCGCATGCCCAGAGGCAGATGATCTCGCCCTCGCTGTTCCGGACCGCGTACACAAACGGCCGATCAGAGGCGGTCGTGTAGCGCCATCGGACGGCGTAATCGTAGCTGGTTATCATCGCGGTGTTGTAAAACCCGATTCGGGCGGTCGTGTCGGCGATTGAGGATGAATGTCCGATCAGCCGCAGCTTCTCATCCTCCGCATAGATATTCGGCGCGTGGCAATAGTCCTGCATGGCTATGTGCACGTGATCATAGTTTCCGAGCGATCCGCTCGCGCCGGTCGTATCGGCGACCGTTTTGAGGGCATACGAGATCACTGCCGGCTGGAGCTGCAGGCCGTCGAAATAGGCCGTGCCGCCAGTAGCTTGAGCCGAATGCCCGCCCACCACGCGGATTACCATGTACCGGGCGTTTGTCGGCGGGGTGAACTGCGAGCAGTACAGCGTCGGGCTGGTCGGGTTTGAGGTGGAACCATACAGAGCCTCGTCGGAAATATAGGCTTTCGCCGCGGTATAGTACCGGATCACCACCCTGTTATACATACCCGCGGCAGTGGCCCAATGAATATAGTACAGGATCATCGTCATGATCGACGAGCATTCGATATACTCGCTGTCCGCCCACCCGCCGCCGTTGCCGGCGCCGCCCGGATGCACAAATTTGAGCGCCTGCGCTCCGTGTGCCGGGGACGATGTCTCGATCCCGTGGGATCCGCCGTCAAATGTTTCGATCGTCCAGTTGTCCAGAACCCCTTCCGTATCGACCTCGAACGATCCGTTCGGCGGATTGCTCTGGGACCCGCCGATCAGGCCGTATAAATATTCGCAGTTCCCCTTCGCCTTTTCGAGTACCGGCTCGACCGGTTGTCCCGGCAGGATCTCCGCCGGTGTAATCGCGCTGTATTCGGGCATAATAAAATCTCCTTAATTACCAGTAGTATCCCGCCTGGCCGTCGATATCGCCATATTCGTCGCCGATATAGCCGTATTCCTTCTCGGCATCGGTGGCTTCGTCAAAAGCGGCGGCTCCCTCCGGGTTGATCAGGCAGATCCGCTTTTTCGGCATCTGCTCGACCTTGTATTCGTATTTCCCGTCATCCTTCTTGTCGCGTTTCGTCACCCGGAATTTGACATCCGAATAGTCATTGCCGGCGGCGTCGCACAGCTCGTCCGTCGACAGCTTGACATGCTCTCCCGTCTTGAGGGCTGAGTCTTTTCTCTCCAGCGCCAGCTTGATAATCGGCGCGGGATCCCGCCGGTTCATCAGGTACCGCCCGCCGAACTCCGTCAGCCAATAAGCCAGCTCCTCCTCCGAAGCGCACGTGGAGTTGATCCACCGACACCAGATCGTTTTCTTGATTGTCTCTCCGTATTCGTTTGCACTTTCGGCATCGGTATCGACAGAAACGCTCAGCCGGGCATAGCTCGATTGTTCCTCCAGGTCTCCGATCGCATCCTTGTCGTAATAGATCATAACCCTCGTGACACGCGAGTCCTCATTCAGATCGCCGGATGTCGAGCCGTCGATTATGTTTTCGGCATCGTTCAGGGATGTGTACGAGCGGGCGCCACGGTTCGGAACATTCCGGGCAATGGTGATCTTGAGATCCTCGGCGACCCAGCTCTTACAGTCGAGCAGTTCGATCAGCTCCCAGTACAGGTCTTTGAGCGACGTCGGCTCCGATATGATCGCCTCGAAATCGATCTCACCGCCGGGCCACGCCTTGCAGTCGGCAAACGCTGACGAATCGATGTATGACGAGTCATATCCGGCGTCGTCCGTCAGCATCTCCAGCAGAATGTCAAAGGGATTGTCCGCCGCGTAATACCGGCACGGCTGGACGCTGTCGCCGTCCGAATGACTGTCCGCCGTCGTGCTGAAACAACCCCGCGTACACCCGGTCAGCAATAGCCCGGAGATGGCGGCATACTGTATGATCTCATCGTCGATCCTGATATAGCCGGATTCATCGAGATCGTCCACAGCGCTGACGGTGACGGTCGTATCCGAATCGGTAATCGCGGCGGTCAGCTCGCAGTCCACCTCCGCCGGCACATCGATATCCGACAGCGCGTCGAGCAGGTCCACGGCCTCGACGGTTACAGTCGCTTTCTCCAAAGTGATATTGTCCAGCAGGCCGACGAACCGCCGCTCGAACTGGCTCTCGATCAGGCCCAGGAATCCCTCGTACCACTCAAACAGCCTGCCGCCGTAGTTCGGGTTGCGGGCCAGCAACTTTTTCCAGAAGTTCCCCTGCACGGATGAACGGTCGGAGACATAGGGGTCGATCCCGATATCCGTGTCCGCCTCGTCGTAGAACTTTGCCTTGACGCGGGCGTTGACCGTCACGTCGTCGGTCTTGATCTCGGTCGCGAAGGGCGTGATTTTCGATATATACGGCCGTTCGCCGTCCTTGAAGGGCAGGGGCGTATCGGCGGACGTGAAGCGGTATTCCTTCGTCGTCCTGCTGAAATTGGCTTTGTCACGGCAGGTCGCCCAGGTATTGTAGCAGGGCTCGCCTGTCGCCGTGCAGTCGCCCTCGCCGAACGTATTGGCGCACAGATCGAGCGTCAGGACGATCATGTCGATCGGCGTCCGGGAGAGGGCCGCCTCCAGCGCGGCGTATGTCGTCACCGCCAGGTCGATATTGGACATCGAGCTGCCCGCCGCCAGCCCGGATGTAATGGCCATCAGGCGCATAAGATCGATATCACTGGTCAGGCTGGTCGCCACGATATCGGATACAAAGTTCAGCCGGAGCAGGAGCTCCTCGTCGCCCGTTTCCGTATCCCCGGAGATAACAGAGGCCAGAAGCCGGGAAACAGCCAGGGCGACATCACTGGTGAGCGAATTGGCCGATATCGCCGACACCACGCCCATGAGCCGCAGCAGGCCGATGGTGCCGACTGAGCTCTGTCCGGTGATCCCGGAGGCCACCTTCCGGAGAATCGCGAGCGTGGAATCCGACACGGAAGACGTACCCGCTGGGGCGGACGCCAGTTTCCGCGAGACGGCAAGGGCAATGTCCGCCATCTGTGAGTCGACGGTAACCGCCGAGTTCAGCATCCGAGATGCCAGCATGGGAACATCCGATACCTGGCTGTTCCCGGTCAGTGCGGACGCAAACGCCACCAGGTATGCCAGGTCAATATCCGACACGGAAGACGCCACCGCCGGCGCGGACGCCAGCGTGCGGGTGATATTCAAATCGGAATCGGCGACGGAACTTGCGGTTGAGATAGAACTGGAGAACGAACGGGTTACGGAGCCCGCTAGATCCAAATCCTGAACGACAAAAGAAGAATCCCTATCTGCTTGGCTCCAATCAACTGAAACAACAGGGAACACATAACGATATGATACTTCATCATCAGTGGACACTGTTAAAAAATCAACTAAAGTTCCTGTAAGAGAACCAGTGCGGATATAAACATTTACCGTGTCACCTTCTCTGTCAATTATATGATAATATAACGTATCGACTGATATTGCGCAAAGATCGGAGCCATGCGTCATACAGTCATAAATTCTTATTTCATACCGACTCGCATAATAAAATTGAAGAACTAGTGCATCAGCTCCCCCGTTCCACCAGTCGCTCAAATCACCTACGCTATTTGATACCGCCCAAAAAGTCCCTCTTGTTCCTGTTCCGGTATGTCCAGTTGCCTTTGCCGCCAGATTGTGGGTAAAGTCTCCGAAATAGTCTGCCGTGTAATCTTTACAGAGGTACGCCACTACATCTTGATTCATTGTGGTGACTGTAACTTTGGTGTCCGTACCAGAGCCATTGCCGATCGCTATATCCCCGTTCGGGTCAACCTCGGTATATCCTGAGAAATCCTCGTATGGATCGGGGAGATCCTTTGTCGGGGTCTCGCCGGCGAAGTAATCAGTAAAAGAGATTGATTTTTTGAGTGTATCAAAGCCTTCTTTCTCTTTTTCAGCATGACGGTCATATGTCGTTTCCCCGTCTGCATCGGTTGACAGAGAAGGACTATCCTTGTCGAGTTTCTGACGAAGCTGAGAAATCTCTTTCCCAACCGACTGAAATCGCGGTCGCCAGTACTTGTACCAGCGGTTACACTCGTATCCCTCCTTATTATGCTCCTCGATGAGTTTCGCCTGGAGCGCGACCAGCTCAGTAAGTTTCTCCTCGGTGGTGCCGGATACCGAGGAGAAGTCAGCGCTGAATTTTTCGGCGGAAAGAATATCGGCCATCCCTTACATCCTCATTACGTCATCGATACGTCAAGATCCCCGGCGGCATACTGCACCGTATCGCCGTTGTCCGGGGTCTGATTCGGGGTTGCGGTCCCGTAGAAGAGCATGTTCCCGTTGGTCAGGGCGTCCATGATCGCGACGTGGGTAATCTCGCCCCAGGAGCCGGATGGCGTGTCGAAGGTAATCGCGGCAGTGTTCTCCGTCGCCCCGCTTGCCGCGGCATCCCAGCCGGAGCATGCCTCTCTCGCGTATCCGTTACCCGACGGCTCGGATTTGCCCGATGCGTCGTCGCCGGGGTTCGCCGTTGAGAGGGCGATGTAGATGGTCGGCGGAGAGTACGATCCGACCTTGAAGACGTGATCCAACAGCTCGTTCGCGAGATGTGTTGAGATCCCGCCGGAAGTGAAACTGATCTCGATCTCTTCATCGGCAATTGATGGCGTGTTCCCGCTGACGACCGTTTTCGAGGTGGACAGCGCTCCGTGAGCAAGCATATTGCCATCCGTGAGAGCGTCGAATATCGCGTAGTGGGTGATCTCACCCCATGAGCCGCTCGCCTGGTTGAAGGTGATCGCCCCGTCATTCGTGAGCGCCCGGCTGGCCGCGGTGTTCCATGTATCATGTGCTTTTCTCGCGTAATTGTTGCCCGACGGCTCGGCTAACCCGCTGGCATCATCCGTTGGATCGGCCGTTGAAAGGGCAATGTAAATATGTGTCGGGACCGAATACGCCCCGTTCCCGAAGACGTGATCCAGTAATTCATTCTCGAGATAATCTGATATGCTTCCGGACATGTGTTAGTACCTCCATTATTTTTATTCTTTTACCCCGACTAGCTTTAACGACAGGCTTCGCCGGACCGGGTCATACGGCATTGCGCGCGTTGCGTTGTCCGGTAGCCGGACAAAATATACCTCTGTCGCGTGGTTGGTGATGTCCCATGCCAGCAGGAACGGCTTGAGCAGTTCCAGGTGCGCGTCCCATGCCGGCACAAACGTATTCGATACCCACGATGGCGTGAGGTTCTGAAACTTCAGCGAGAATTCCCGTGACACATAGCCCAGAGTCGCGCCGAGCATGTTTCCCGTTTTGGATGTCTGGCTTGACGCCTTGATCTTTAGGGCGTCGGGATCCAGACCAGAGCGGGGCCAGCGCTCGAAGGTGAGCACCTCGCCCAGAAGCGCGACGCCGATCTGTACGGTTACGGACGCGGTGACGATCTTGATCCGCCAGTACCGTGCCGAGGCGGATGTGAACTCTTTCATCAGGGCCGTGTCGTTCGCCGGCTGAAAACCCGCCAGCCGTTCCGTCCAATCGGAGTTATTCGCGGATGATTCCACCGACACCGTCGCTTCGGCGGTGCCGAGATTATGTCCGACGATCCCCAGGGCATCGGCCGAAACCGCCTCTCCATAGTCGGCAGTAATGTATTTCGTCCCAGCAGCGCCGAACCTGTGCAGTGTGTACGGACGGAGATCAACGATATTATCTACGTCATACTGGGTTTCGCTGTCCGGGTCCGTCGCCGTCAGGCTTGCGCCCTCCAGGAGATTGTCATACAGGATCTTCGGTTTCGCGTTGTGCGCCATAAGCTATACTCCGTCTGCTTCTGCCTTGCGGATCGATGCCACGAGATCCCGCGCCAGCGAGTCATAGTCGCCGACCATATTGCCGTACACATTCACGGCGACCGATATCGATCGCTCGGTGTTTTCCTCGGTATCGGTATCGGCGGCGGTCTCAATCTCGCCGGTCGACGACGAATAGTCGCTGGTGTAGTTCACCCCCTCCGATCCGCCGCCCGAGAGCGTCTGCCCGATACGCAACGCGCCGATCGCGCCGATAAGGGCGACATTTGCCATTCCCCATGTCTTGACCGCCGCGGCAGCAGCCGTCGCGCGAGCTACCGATGAAGGATCGCCCGGAATGAGCTGCGACGCGAACGCCAGTGTCGAGGCCGTCAGGGTTGCCTGGTACGCGCGGACCATCTCGGCCCCGGTCGATATCGCGATCCCCAGAACAGCGGCCGCTTCGTTCTCCGCCCCCAGGGTCTGGAGCATGACAACAAGATTGTTCAGAACCGCCCGCTTGATCTCTGTCTCCGCCTTTGCGGCGGACTGTGCGGTCTTGAGCTTCTTTTTCTGATATTGATCGTAGGTCTCCTGGTCCATCGCATAGTATGCCGCGTTACGGGCCAGCTTCATGGCCTGCGTTTCCATCTCGCCATATGCCAGTTCTTCGTTGAACTGGTAATACAGGGCATTGCGGGCGAGGAGCCGTTCCTCAAGCTCCATCAGACTATCTTCCGTAGTCCCGGTGTCTCCTGTATCTGACATCTCTGTGTTCTGCTGGGCGAGGGCTTCGTTTGCCTGTCGGTATATTTCATTTCGAGTCTCAAGTTCTTCCCGCAGCGCCTGTGCTCGTTCTTCGGCGCCTGTTCCCTCAGACTGACTTCCCAAAAACGGAGTTTGCGACTTTTCAGCCAGTGCCGTGGCGGCAGCCATCGCCGCTTCGGCCTCGATTTTCATCTCCTCAAATATTGCCGCGTATTCCGCCCGGTGTTCTTCTCCTATCCCCACCTTTGATTTTAGCCACGCAAACCCCTGGCCGATTTTCAGCAATCCCGCGTATGCGGTCAGCGCACCGGCCGCCATCGCGTTGAAGGTAGCCGCCACACCTGAAACGCCATCCCGAATAAATACGGCGGCATCGGCAACGCGATCTAAATATGTGTTAAGTTTCTGCCCAATCAGCTCGCGGTTGGCCTCGATCCACGCAATCGTTTTCTCTTGTATCTCCTTGAGCTTCGGTGCCAGCTTCTCACCGAGAAGGGCCGCCTCGCGCGTTATCCAGTTTTTGGTAGTCTCCCAGAGGGCGGAGAGAGTATCCTTCTGTTTATTGAATGCCTCCTCCGTGGCTCCGGAGGTATCTTTCATCCGGTTCAAAATAGCGGTGAATTCATCACTCTGCTTTCCGGTGAGTGCCAGCATGACGGAGAGGGATTCCATCCCGCCGAACAGCTTGGCCATCTCTTCAACATTCCCGCCGGTCGCCTCCTTGACACTCTGCAGGAATCCGTGGAGCCCCTGTGCCTTGAGCGCCTGCGCGTCGAATTTCAGCCCCAGCTCTTCAGCAGTTTTGACAGCATCGGAGCTCGGTTTTATGATTGCCCCCAGGGCGGTAGCCAGTCGCGATGATGCCTCGGTCGTCTTGAATCCGCCCTTTGTCAGGGTTGCCAGGGCGGCGTGCTGTTCGTAGATGGAGACATTCGCCGCCGCCGCGATCGGGGAGATCTTCGCTTCCGCCGCGGCCAGCTCCTCGAAGGTTGTCTTTCCTTCCTTAACGGTCGTGAACATCAAGTCGTACACTTCGGACGCCCTGCCGATTTCCAGGCCGAAAGCGTTGAGGATCGTCGTGCCGGCATCGACCGCCGTAAAGGTATCAGACAGCCCGGCTTTAGCCGCCTGCGCCGCGAGGCCGACAAACTCGACCGCCTTCGCTGAATCCACCCCGGCGGAAAGGGCCTGATAGAGACCCTTTGTCAGTTCAGCCGCGCTGCCCAGGTTTGGATTGAGAGAGAGGATCTGCTTCTGGAGCTTCGCCATCGAGACGACATTCGTATCCACCAGCGTCGAGACGTTCGCCATCTCTTTTTCAAAGGCGGCATACTTGCTGACGCTGGTGGCAAGGGCGGCGATTACCGCGGCGGCCGCAGCGGTAATCGATGCCTTCATGGCAAACCAGTATTTCCGCATATTCGCCAGGTGCAGCTTCGTCTGTGCCGCCATGCGTTCCGTGGCGGTGCCGACGCGCTTCGCCCCGGCGGTCGCGCTGTTGACCGCGGTTTTGGACTGGTCCTTCGCGCTGATTACATAACTAACGCCGCTGTTTGAGAGGGTGGCCATACCGTCAATTCCTCAACTTGCTTTTCTTTTGAGCGTCTTTCAATGACATCTTCTCGGATTCCGCCCGGATAAGACCGAGCCATATCCACTCCTGGTTCGTCAGTTCATGCCGTTCGACCGGGCATCCCGCGTCAATCATCGCCCGGTACCGGAGCAATTTCTGGAGTATCGGGTTTTCGATCTCCCGACTGTGCGGGCAGTTCGGGCACAGCTCCTGCTCCACAAAATCAGCCGGGTTCTCATTCCACGCCTCACATTCATCGCAATCGGGAACCTTCGCCTGCTCGCGGAGCAGACGGAGGTCCTCAATCAGTTTTTTTCAATGCTGCCCTCATCATCCTCCGCGGATTCGTCCTCGAAACAGAGGAAGATCGCCCGCTGTTTGTACCGGGCGGGGATCCGCTCCAGGTCGGAGACCGTGAGAGGGCCCATGTCGTCCTCGATGTCGTCAACCGATACCGCCAGCTTGTCGAACAGCGCGGACCTCGCGGCGGACTGGTTGTCTTTTTTCAGCCGGCCCTTTTTTGAAAACTCGAACCGGGCGGCGTCGTAGTCGTTCCACTCCTTGTTCGTAGGCTCGCGGAGCGTAATTCTTCCGTCATCTTCGCCCTTCGGCTCGCCACGCTCCAGAATGCCGGCGGACGTCAGTGTCAATACATGCTCTCCCTGCAGTTTAGCCATAATCAATATCCTCCTGTTTTTGGGGGACTGTTCCCGGAATTTTCCGTAGGAAAACCCGGGACTGTCCCTCCATGAAATTAACCCATGTACGCGGCCTGGGCGTTGTACACGATCAGCTCGACGGCGTCATTCGTGCCGTCGTCGAAGATCTCGACGTCGAACTCCTGCGTCAGGTCGTCATCGACCCCGCCCTGGGGCAGGGGAGCGGCCTTGATCTTGCACCGCGGGATGATCAGGTCGACGCCGTAGTACATTGCCCCTTCGGCGGCGATCAAGGATCCCTTGAGATTCAGCTCAAGAGCGACCACGGCCTGGTCGGTGTAGTAGCCGAGCTCGGTGGATCCGCTTTGCAGGATCCCGAACTTCATCTCGGCGGCCCGCCTGCCGTAATCGATGTCCTGCAACACCCCGTCACCGCCGGCGCCGAGCTGGCCCTTGAGGTTGTTGTTCCAGGTGAACTCGAAGTTCTGGAACCGGGCGCCCAGATTATCCGGCGTCGCGGATGAGATATTTTCTGCGCCCTGCACGCGTGACGCGGCGGCGGCGATCGTGATATTGTCCCCGGTCTCCATAAATACTGACATCTTCGAGAGCAGGAGCCATGATTCCGTGATCGAGGCGACGAAGTCTTCCGTAGAAGTTGCCCGCGTCCCGGATCCCAGGAGCGCCGTTTCTAATGACAGCGGTTTGCCGGCCTCTCCGGAGAGCTTGAGTGAGTTGCCCTTGACGCCGTAATATTTGTACTGCAGACCGCCTTTCTTGTGCTCCAGGTGCATCGATGGCAGGCCCGTTCCGATGGCAACCGGGGTAATGACGTGCTTGTATGCCGTCAGCTCCGCGTCCTGCGTGCTGGCTATCGACCCGAAAACCAGCGCGGCCAGTCCGGCCAGCGAGTTCGGCTTCGCTTTGGACTCTTTATACGTCGCCTCGAACCCGTCCTGTATTTTCTCCTGGTCGTAGCCGTGCTCCTTGCCGGTCACGTCACCCTTGTCATTCTCGATGACATCCGGCCAGGACGGCTCAAACTCGTACCCACTCAGAGAGCACGCCGTGCCGGTGCTGATCGTAACCCCGCCGTCGAACTCGTCTTCCTTGCTGAACAAGGACATCATTAAATCCTGATTCCAGCCTTTATTCGCTTGCATCGTCTAATACCTCCTCTTTTGGTTGTGCCGGCGTGAAAAAGGCCGGGTCGTAATCCGATAACGTATATTCCTTGCCTCGGTCATAAACCTTGAACCGGCCGGCGCCCAGCGGGACCTGATGGCCGACCGTGCAGATGACACGGATATCGCGGTTGATAACCTCCGGCGGTGTCTTCGTTGTTCGTTTTTTCATGGTTTCTCCCCTCTCTTTATGCCTCGGTGTATGGATCGAACGGGGCAGTCGTGTACTCAATCTCGAATTTCAGGCTGATACCCGCGACCTTCCGGCCGCTGTGCTCGAACTCGATCTCCTCGTCGGAGACAGCTCCGGTATCCTGCGCGAGGCCGCCCCAGGTGACATCGGTGCCGACGCACTGGATCACATCCGCGATCATGTTCCGGACCGTTGCCGGAGAGGCGGCATGCGTCATAGCCAGCAGAATCTCCAGCATCATCGTATGCTCGTGACAGCCGATCGCCCGGACCACGACATTCCCCCGGTCGCGGTATATCAGCGTGACCGGATCGTCTTCATTCAGCGGAGCCTGCAGCCATTCATACACGCTGTTGCCCAGATTGGTCTGATAGCCCCCGGTCGTCTTGATCGTCGCGAGGCGGGTGCCGACCGCGCTCACGATCTGCTGTCTGATAGTCGTGCTCATGGCGTATCCTTCGACAGGATCAAGGTCGTCATGCCTGTCCCGTCCGGCTGAATTGCTATGATGTAATATGTCGTTCCGCTCACCGTTACCGAATCCCCCCGGGAAGCTCCGGAGACATCGGCCGAGGCGCATTCAAACTGCGGGGCCGTGGTCTCGATCATGCCATCCGCGGGGTTGACCTGCTCCGACTCCTCGTCGAAGATCCCGTTAATGGTATGCGATTCGTCTCCGCTATCCACCCAGACCGCCTCATCGGCGAACTCGTCCGTGTCCAGGAAAACATCGGCAATATCGGTCAGCATGTCGGCTTTCAGTGTCATTTTTTGCCCCTCGCCGGCAGCATACCGGCCTCTTTCAGCAGGTAATAATCGAGTTCGTGGCGGACGATGTCACGGCCCTTTGTCCGGATAATGTTCACGATCGCCGGAATCCCTTCCTTCTCGAACATCTTGCGGATACCCGTCGTATAGAGCTGCCGGAGCTTCGCAGAGCCCCGGGCGGTCCGTCCACCGGAAGGATCCCTCTTGAAGATCCCGACATGGCCGGACGGCATCCGGGCAAAGAACGCGTGGCTGACCTTCTTCCGGCCGCCCTGTTTCTTGACTTTGACATGCACCGCCTTGCGCTTCGCGACGGGGATCCCTCGCTGCGACGGAACGCTTCCCTGCTTTTGCGTGATAGATGACGATCGGGCGTCGAACCGCACCAGGGGAAACGGTTTTCCGGATCCGGAGATGACGGCAAAGAGACGGCTGCCGGCGGATCCCCGGCGGGCGCGTGTCAGCGTGACATAATTCTTGATATCCTTCGCGCGGACCCGGTAGGTGGCGGTTACCTTCCGCTTCGCCTGGGTCGTTCCCTGGTTTCCGATCTTGTTCAGCGCGGACACGGTCGCTTTTTCTACCACCTTTGGAAGTCCGTTGAGTTTGCGGGTCAACTCGTCGAGCCCTTCTATCTTGGTTATCGTCATCATCGTTCAATCTTCTCCTGGCACGCGACACACCGGACGGCGGTCGGCCGGATCCGCAGGCGCCCCTCCGGGATCGGTTTTTCACAGTCCACACAGCAGCGGACCCCGTCGATATAGAGGGGATCCTCGTCACATCGGGAGAGGGCCTTGTAGATGGCCTGTTCCCTCAACTTGCGTTCATGCTCCTGCGCGCGATCGATGATATCCATTCAGCCCCCAAACAGTCTCCGCCACCACGGTTTCTTCTCAACATCCTCCGGATTGACATTCGCCCGTTTCCTGCCCAGGGCCAGCTCCAGCGGCGTGAACAAGTACATCTCACCCTCGACCTCAACCCGGTAATACCGCCGGGCGGACCCGAATCTTCTGTTTTTGTTTTCAATCAGTTCCATGTGGTTACGCTCCTTTTTTCAGCGCCATGAAATCGGCAATCTTGCGGTACCCGAACGATGATGCGACGGCAACCATGAACGCCCACTTGTACCATTCAGGACAGGCCGACAGCGCATTGAACCCGCGCGTCACGTAATCCGCGAGGCCGGGAATAAAACACATGATGGCGGGGATGGATAAAATAACCGTGAACCACTCATCCTTCCAACCACTGTTTGTGATGGAAGTGTTTTCCCATGCGATATCTCCCGCCTGCTGCGTTTTGACCCGTTCGATCTTCGCGACGGTGACCGCCTGGGCAACTGCAATATCACCTTCCAGCTTGACTTTTTTTCGCTCCTGCCATCCCTTGACAATAGAGGTGACGGGCGAAATCAGGGAGCCGAATATGTTCAACCAGTTCATATCACCGCCCTCACGCCTGCCAGAAACTGAACGGCCATAAAAGAATACATTGCAGGGCCGTTGCCCAGGACGCCCTGATATCCTCCCGCGCGCGAAGAGTCAGGTATCTCACCACGCCGATCAGCAGCCAGAGGCCGACGATGATCAATACTATCAGTCCGATCCACTCTAAAAAGTTCATGTCTTAATCCTCCTTATTCTGGAAATGACACCAGTCCGGCGTCTTAAAATCCGCGCCGGGCATTAGACCGCATTCACGCGCGATCTGCGCCGCCTCGAGATAGTCCGGGATCTCGTCATCGTTCACGTCCGCCTTGACATCCCAGTGCACCCGCCCAGAACTGGTCAGGGCAATGTCGAACGCGTCGGCAAGCGGCCGGTTTTCGTGCACGATATGGCGCGAGTTGAGCGTCCAGGTCACGGACCGCCGGTTTGCCTCGTCGGTTATCTGCGGCAGGCCCGCCAGGTGCCGGACCCTGTTGACCGTCAGGAGCGATACGCGGCCCTGGGCGTACAGCGCGAGCTGTTCGAGATCCGTCCGGGCCGTACAGGTCACAATAAACGGCAGATCCCGAGCCGTCATCTTCTCGCGAAACAGCAGAAACTTGTCGCGCGTGGTCTTATTCAGCAGGTTAATGTCTCGTGATGCCATGATTTAATCCCCCTACGTCAGCCAGTTCAGACCGCAGGCTGCCGCGAATCCTCCGATTACGCCGCCGGCAAAAAGGATCGCTTTGTCCCATGCTCTGCGGGCCTCGAGAATAACTAAACGGTTGTTCATGCTTTGAAGGGTATTGAACACCAGCCAGTCGCGCTGTTCGGGAGTGGATTTCTCCCAGTCTTTTTCGTGGATCACCATAAAGCCCGCTGCGTTTCCTCTCATATTGACGGTGCCCCCGTTTCGTGATACGTCATTTTCCGCGGACAGTGCTCATGGCCGGCCGTTGACCTCGGCCGTTACGGGGAGGTCGCTCTCCCCTGAAGCTGTCCGCCACGCGCTTATTTCTTTTTCGGCTTTGCCGCCTTCTTCAAGTCGTCGATTATCTTTTTCTGTGCCGTGCCTTTTTTAACTTCAGCAGCCAGGGCCTTCTCTGCTTCGGCAAGTTCTTTCTGAAGTTTGTCGATAACCTCATTCTTCTCGGCGATGACTTCCGCCGGATCCCTCTGCGCTTCGGCTTCTTCGACTGTCGGGTCCACCGCGACGCCGATCTCGATCAGGCCCAGAGCCTGCTCCTTTGGCAGGTCTGTTATCCTGGGATTGTCGGGAGAACCGGGGTTCAGCATCTTTCCCTTAACGATGACGCTCTGTATAATTTGGACTTTCACGTTAATTGCTCCTTTCAAAAGAATGCCCCGCACCGGCTCAGTGCGCTGTGCGGGGCATTACGGCTCCTGTGCCCGCGTATGGCCGGGTGATTAGCTGGTGATGTTGCTCAGCAGATACCCCGCGCCGGTGAAGACGAATTCTTCATCGGTGTGCTGTCGCACCCGGTACACATTGCTTCGGCTCTGCTCTTCGCGATACTCCTCGGTAACGAGATTTTCAGGGCTGTCTTCTGTCCAGAGGAACGTCCTGCCGAGGACCGGATCCTTAAGGTCCGGCTCACCGGATGCCACTTTGGCAAGGCAGACATACTCATCATCCCAGATATCCGCGATGCTCATCGCGATATTCTTCTTGGATGAATCGTATATCGCCCCGCCGACCAGGAGCTTGTCCACTCCGAAGTACTGCGCGAGCAGTCTTTTCTGGACCTCTATCCCGCCCAGCTCGATGGGGTTGGTGTATTTGAGCGCGTCGGTGATCTCGTCAGCTACCAGCAGGTTGCCGAGCACCTTCAGGCTCATGATGAGGACGTTCGGCACAAGGCCGGAGGCGGCTCGCATCGCCTGCTTCCCTGTCTCGATATCGGATCGCGGCGTGCAGGACGCGGCGGTGTCCCATTCGGTTGATACGGCGGCATTGGACAGGTTGCTCGTGTTGAATATCATGCTCGCGATGCGGTATTCCTGGCCGCGGAGTATGATATCAACAGCTCTCTTGACTGCCACTTCTTCCGCGTCGAAGAAACGCTGGTACAGCTTGGCCTCGACATCATCGACCCGCTCCTCCCAGCCGTTTTCGACACAGGAGTAATTATCTGTCTCGAACTCGTAGCTGGAACGGGGATAGGTGCCGTCGGCGGCGCGTTTCGTTGACTGGAGCTTGAGAATGGCTTCGATGGGGATCACCGGATAATCGCCATTCTGCTCCAGGACTTCAAATATCGGCAGGGCTTCCAGGCCGATAAAACCCCTCTGCGACGCTTCCATAAGATACTCGTAAGCGATCGCGCCGAGGTCGGGTCTTTGTATGGTTGTTGAACTTGTTGGTCTAGGCATCGTATTATATCCTTTCTCTCACATGAGGTTTATGCGGTTAATATCTTGCGGGTGTACTCAAGCCACACGCCCATGACGATGACGTCATCCGTGCCGAGGGTGCCATCTTTCGGCTGGAGGGTCAGTGTCAGGACGCAGGGAGAGGCCGCCACATTCGCGGCCGCCAGTGTCAGGGTCTCTTCCTGGCAGGTCTTTGATGTAGCGTTTCCTGTCATCGCCGAAGAATCTCCGCCGAAATCGGCATCCGCGTCATAGAGCGCACCGTCCGCGTTGTTAAATGCCTCGATCGTCCATTTAACCGCATCGCCCACCGTGGCGCCGACTTTGGCCGCCAGGACGTGCACAATTACATCGGCGGTCTCATCCAGATCGGGCGGGATGGGAATGCTGGTGGATATGGGATCCGGGTTCGCGTGGTTGTTCCAGCGGATACCGAACCCTTCATCGCCGGCGGACCAGCCGGGAGTCGTCGAATCGCCGTCTGCAAAATCGGCAAGGGCGGTCCCGTCCTGTTCTGTCCACGCGCCGAGAGGCAGGTTGAGAAACGCCTGCGTACTGGCAATGTGCTGATATATCTCAGCGAGGGCGGCTTCGACGGTAGCTGTAGAGGTAAAACCGCCGGAGTCGGCTATTGATACCGTGCCCGCCGTGGTCGCTTTAACGTTCCACGCGGCGACCTCGATCACCGCGGTACTGGCGATCGTGCCGGGTTCGATGCAGATACCCTGCGCCGTTCCGCTGGACGCGTCAGAGATCTTGCCGTCA